GGTCTCCCCCCACCTTTGCAGGTTTCACTCTAGTCATGTTGGAGGTTCACTATGCTTTACTACAGTGCAATGTCTGGCGGAAGGTTTCAATATATTCTCTTCCTCCATACACAGGTTGGCATGGTTACTGGGTCGCCCTTTACTGTGGGCATTCAATTTCCCGGTAGCTATGGAGCTTTAAGTTTCCTTAGTTCGGATCTTTTAGCTCTGTCTGACTTCGTTCTCAATGCAGACGATCCGGACCCTGGAGAAATTCAGGTGCCGGGTCTTCCGCCTATGACCCAATCTCGCTGGATGGACAGTATGTGGATGCGCTATGCTTTGCGTGTCCAATCACTGCGCCATTTAGCAAGAGAGGGAAAGCGTCAACGACGCGAGAACGCTGTCTTACACTTTAACCTCGTAGGTCGAGCCGTAAGTGGTTCTTCGTCATCGGGGAATCAGTACCCCGTCCTCTCAGAGGATGAGGCTCCTTTTACCCCGGTGATGCAGTACCGTCCTTACGACTTCTACGTGCACATCGCGAATAACAAGCCGACAGCTATAACTCTCCCTTCTTATTTGGGGTTTTCTAGCTATCAGCAAACTATCCGCGTTGTAGGGGTTCATGACGACCGTATTTTGGGCGAAATGAACTCGGGAGTGTTGGACCAAGGGCAGCTTCTCTGGTTCGGTTATCATTCCGGACTGGATACTCTGTCCTTCTTCAACATCCAGATTGATCAATCATGGCTTGGTGGTTACAGATGTTACTATCGTGGTTATTACGTCACGATAGCGACAAATGTTTCCTCTATCACCACGCCGGGTTATTACCCGGATGGCTTTCATCACGTTACGCCGGCGCTCTCCGTCTCTATGCTCGCTCACTCATCCACCATGTTTGATGGGTGGCTGTACGAGGATTTTGACTATGAGCCTCAGCTTCCCGAGGTGAGAGACATGTTTATCAATCAGGGTATCATCGAGCCGCGGTATCAACCTAATGTGTTGGATATAACTAACTCCAGCACGGTTGCTATTGCTCGCCTCGACGATGCTCTCCCAGCATCACCATCTTTAATCGATGGTGTAGGTTACAATATCACCTATGGGACGTTCAATTATGTCCCAGGAGTCTCGCACGAGTTCCTGACGTTTTGTGACGTCGCTCGTTCGCGCATTCCTACTTTTATAGGTGGTACGTACCTAAGTGCGGTTGACTCTTTCGATAAGTTCTATGAGTCAATCGAATCGAACTTCATCGAAACTGCAGCTGAGCTAAAGAGCATCTTGGCGCCTATTCAGGCGTTCAAGAACCTCTCTAGTATCCCGGCCCTTCTTCGGACTGGGAGTCGCGGTGTGGTGGCCATATTAAAGACCATCGCATCTGCTGATTTGGCTTACCGTTTCGGTGTCGTTCCAACCTTGCAAGACGCTGTAGCTCTTCAACGCGATTTAGTTCCCGTGTTGAATAGAATCAGCTCACTTAGTGAGTGGACAGAATCTAGGGGGATCGCCATCGTCGAATTAGACGCTGACGCTATCCCTGGCTTCAGTCCATGTCTTGCAGTTTATCACACTAAGGCTATATGGCGCCTTGAGCCGGATTCCTTTGGAACCCATATCTTGGCGTCAGACCGTCTTGGTGTGCTACCCACGTTCTCCAGGCTTTGGGATCTTATACCCTTCTCCTGGTTAAGTGACTACTTCCTCAACATTGGGAACGTCTTCCACCTTGTTGACAGCCAGTTGTTAATGGCTCTCGTCTCGGTGAAGTGGTCCACATCGTCGATGACTTTATATCACCCGCTGGATTATCTTGCGGATGACTATAACTTCATCTTTGAGGAAGGTTCCGTACCCACTTACAAGGTTTACGCCAGGTTTCACTTGCCTGGTGCTCTCCCTGTACTTGGGCCCGGATCGACGCCCCTGCTCACCTCTCTTGCCCCTGATAAGCTCATCAAGCGATGGGATATCTTGGGCTCCATCGCCGTGCAAAAGGCACGGTGATGACAACTAGCCCTCCCTTTGGGAGGATTCGTGTCTCGAAAGGAGAACGATATGCCTAACTATGTGGCTCTGGGTTACGGGTCCGTATTAGGGGGTGACGATACGCCATCCCCGGACGACCCCATTACACCAGCACATGCCGGCCTTCGCTGGATTTCCTCACAACTTGTCCCCATCGATCAAAAAATTGATGGCGACACGTCGGAGGTTACCTTTGCGATCCGCACGGCCGAATCGAGTGACCCCAATGCGAAAGCACCCCAACTTCGGTTACTTCTATCGAAGCAGGGGACATCCGAGAAACCGAAGTACAATATGTCACTTCGGTTGAACACGGAACAACATCAAGACGATGGAGATGAACCCATCGTTGATTCCGTGTCCTTTGTTCTCGCCGGGTCAACTTATTACGGTGCCCATGCCGTCTATTTGAGACGGTTCGCTGAGCTCTGTGCCGCATTGCTGCGGTTCGATACTCAGGAAGACACCACCATCAGTTGCCTCGAGACCCTGTGGACTGAGGGGATTAATTCCCTCAGTAATGCAGGGCAAGTGTACACTGGGTCTGTTCAGGCTTAGCCTGAACGTCAGACTGAATTACCTATGAAAGTTATCCAGTCTAACCTCGATCCGAGTCAAGGTAAGGTTTTTCCACTTACCTTAGACAGAGGGAGGGTGCTTATTGATGTTACGAAGCACCCTCTCTGGGCGTCAGCTGTAGCGCAGGTCGGAAAAGAGAACCGACTTATGCTGCTCCAGACTGTCACAGCGTGGATTTCCATGCTATGTGATTCACCTGCAGGCGTGAAGCCCCTCTTGCTCTTAGAGAGTTTTCAAACTCTACTCTTTAAGGACGTTTGGGGCCTCCTGGCCCAATTTGATGCTCTCTCTTTGGCCCTTCAACAGGGTTTCCGGAGAGGAGAAGATGGCTCCGTTGAAAAGGCGGACCTCTTCTCTTCCTTTAAAGGCACTCCCGTTTTTAGGGAGTTTCACCTCTTCTGGAAGCATCAGCAACCCGAGATGATGGTCTATCTCATCTCCTTTCTCTCCTTAGGGAAGAAAGTAGAATGGAGTCGACCGGAACTCGAAGCAGCCGCCTTTCGCGACTGGCTTCAACTGGAAAACCAGTTGGGTTTGTTTTCCGGTAGTAACCTTAGGTCAGCCTTACGGCCAATTCTTAAGGTGCTAACGGACGATTGGAGTGATTTCGCCTTTCTCCCTAAACATGGGAGCGGCGCCGTTGCTCAGCGAGGTGTGTCTGGGAAAGTGGAGAAGTACTTGAAGATGGAGTTCCCAGCTAAGATGCTGCGAACCTTCATCGACAGGCCTATCCTGAGTGGTGGCCCTCTTTCAGGGGATCATCCTCCTCAGTATAGTCTTCCCCACCCCCCACAACATTTGGGTCTTGTAGTATCGCGTCTTGCCTATGTTCCCAAGTCATTTAAGGCGGTTCGGTCCATTTGTATGGAACCGATCGCTCTTCAGTTTGGCCAACAGGCTGTGCTGAAGTGGATGGTTGGTAATATGCAAGCTGGCTTGTTGGGTCGTTTCATCAACCTGACGAACCAGGCCTTTAACAGAGAAGGTGCTAGGGAAGGTTCTTCGCTGAACCTCCTAGACACAATTGATCTGTCATCGGCGTCTGATAGTGTACGGTGGGACATGGTTAAGGATATTTTTCCTTCCTCAATCACACGCCTACTTCACGCTACCAGATCTTCGCGAGTATTGGACTCCAATGGGGAGATTCGCACTGTCCATAAGTTTGCACCTATGGGCAGTGCTGTTTGCTTCCCGGTCCAATGCCTTGTGTACACAGCTGTATGTATTTACGCAGCTATGTGCACATACTACAAGCGAGGTGACTTTGACGTTACAGAGAGTATGGTCTCTCGTTTCCTTGAGAACATGCTCTACAACTCCAAAGGTTATCCTCTGCCCCCCCGTGTTTATGGCGACGACATCGTGTGTGATACTTCCACGACGTCGAACGTCATATCTCTCCTTACTCTTCTTGGTTTCCGCGTGAACAAAACTAAAAGTTTCCGTGGGAACCAGGTGTATCGGGAATCATGTGGTGGTCACTATTATGGTGGCTTCGATGTGACTCCCTTTACTTTCAAGAGCAAGCTTTGCACTAAAAATGCGCTAACGATTGAAGCAGCTATTGGCTTAGTTGATCAAGCCAATAGGGCAAAGAGCTTTGGTTTTAATGAGCTCCGAGCCAATCTCGTCAGATGGGTCCTGCACGCACCTATTGTAGGTGTGCGTAAGACAGCCCCTGCAAAGGGGTTTCCACAGGGTGTAAACCCTATCCTCTTCGTTGAGGATGATGACGAAGAAACTACTTTCGCCGTTCGCTCACCGTTACCTCTGAACTTCCACCTTAAAAGGCGACGTTGGGGAGAAGCTAAATATCACTCCTCCGCAGCCCGCTTTCAAAGGGACGAGATTCAGAGCTTAACAGTGAAAAGCATCAAAGGGATGAAACCTCCCGTCGAAATAGACGGTTG